CCATCCACCAATAAGTTTAGTGTTCAACCCACTAAAGCTGAAGCAAAGGATGATAGTGTTGCTCATTGTGCATCAACGATGAATTATTCGTGTGGTTCGATCCTCGTGGATCCCAGAGATGGTTCTTTGATCGGAGTTCATACAAGAACAGATGGTCCAGACACAACTCATGGTTATAATAATCATGCAATACTTTTTCGCAAAGGGGTGGCTCCCCGGCAACAGCCATAAAAAGACCCAATAAAAGATGGGCCCCCCCCCCACCGGTGAGGCATGGTGTGGAGACAAGGGAATTTAAAAACCTCCGATTCATAGGCACGGTCCCAAGATCGCGAAAACCGTATGAATCAGTCCCACCACTTTTTAGGAACAAGTCCAAGTATGTAGACAAGATTGATCCGTTGGTTGATCTCGCTGGAGAGGCTTACTATTTTGTGAGGCCTAATGCGACAAATGTCGAAGGAGTTCTTAAATCGTGGGACGATAAAAAAGAAGAAACATGGGATTTGGAATTAATGGATAAATCATTCATTTTTCTGAAGCAAAACTACGGTTCCCTGTTTAATGATGCTGTTGCAACAGATGAAGAGATCTATGAACAATTAACCATGGATAATTCACCTGGTTTCGATGGCACATGTTGTGGTTTTTTCTCGAAGAAAGAACTACTTGAAAACCCTGAATTTCGTTCTTGGTTCGCACAGAACAATTACTCGCCTGCTGTTGAGCATGCTCCCTTGTGGAGTGTTGTTCCAAAGGTTGAAGTTCGTCCTAAAGAGGATATTCTTAATGGCAAAATACGACTGTTCCAGGTCCCCCCCCTCTCGTTGCTGTTGAATCAGTTAAGATACAGCAAGCGAGTTTCTGGTCGCTTGAAGAACTACAAGTGGTCAGCATATGGTTTTAATCCATATGGTGGAGGATTCGATAGGTTGGCACGCAGGCTTCTTGAAAAGAAGTGGCGGTTTTGCTATGATATCTCTGGATGGGATAAGTTCTTGTGCATTCTAAAGCGGTTGTATTACTGTAAAGAAGAGTTGATGGGTTTAACAGGAGACCTAAGGTGGGCGTGGACCTTCTACAACACTGTTTTTCCGTTCCTTAAGTTTTGGGATGGATCAGTCTACCAAAAACGGTATGGAAATCCGTCTGGTAGTGGG